TATGATACTTTAACTAGACCTTTTCAAACTGTACTTAGAAGTATTCAAGAAGGTGTAGAAGATGAAGAAATTTTATTAAAAGGTTTTGTTCAAGGTATTGCAGAAGCTGCGGGTCAAACTGCATCACCATTTATATCAGAGTCTATTTATACAGAAGCATTTATGGATATATGGGGTAGAGAAGGTAGAACAAGAGAAGGTAGACAGTTGTATAATGATCAAACACCTCAACCAGAAAAAATTTCAATTATAATGACTCACTTAGGAAAAACTTTACTACCTACTACTCAACCTTTTCAAAGAACTATAAAAGGATTTACAGGAGAACCTGGAAGAGGTGGTGAAATTTATGAGATACCATATGAGCTTGCTGGTATATTTGGATTTAGACCAATTAAAGTTGACCCTGAAAAATCTTTAGGATTTAAAATGTTTGAGTATCAAAAAGGAATATCTGATTCTAGAGGATTGTTTACTAGTGAAATAGATCCTACTGAAATGAAAACTCCTGAAGATGTTATTAAAAGATATTTTATAGCCAACAAACAAACTTTTGATGTTAAGAAAAAAATGTTACAAACAATTAATAATGCAAAATCATTAGGTATGAAAGATGATAAAATTTTTGAACTATTTGATAAGAGAGGATTAAGTTCTGCATATAATGAATTAACTTCTGCAGAATTTAAACCCTTCTATCCTTCTAAAAAAATTATAGAAAGGTTTGATGATNTAGCTGATAAAATNGATATAAAAAGTCTTTTTGATCAAGCTGAAAGTACTATAAATCAAATGGAAGATAAAATGTATAAATTAAATCTATATCAAGATTGGAATATAAATTTAGAAGATTTTTTACTCGATACTGATCCAGCTGGCCAATCAGCATTACCATCTACACCAATGCCAGATTCTCAAGCAGTTCAATCTACTGCGGCTATGCCGGCAGCTGGCAACTTGAATCAGGGATTGACGCCAACAGAAAATGCATTATTATCTGAAGAAGAAAAACAAATAAGATTAAGATCAAGAGGACTCTCATAATGCCTAAAAACAATACTGCTTTAGATAGAATAGAATCACACGAAAAACTTTGTCGTATTATGCAAAAACAAACTCATCAAAAAATTACTAGTATAGAAACAGATATTAAAGAACTAAAAAATCATATGCGTTATGCAATGACTGCTTTAGTTGGTGGTATGTTTACCATTATACTTATTCTATTTGAAAAGCTGTAGTTATTTTGGGAGGTTGGCACTTAGCTGCCGGGATTGATTATAGTGGGGGCTATAATCACTATATCCATTCTCTAAAATCTTCATCCATTATTTTATTAGCTATATTAACTTTGTTACGTAAAGCTTTTACAATTCTTTCATCAATAGTATCTTGACTCATTATATCAATATAAGTCATTTTTTGTGTTTGACCTATACGATCAATACGTGCTTCTGATTGTTGACGTTTCTCAAGATCATAACCATTTGAAAAATAAATCATGTTGCTTCCAGCAGTCAATGTAATACCATAACCACCTGTATGAGTTGTACCTACAAAGAATCTACACTTATCATCTGTTTGGAATCTTTTTATATTAGTTGATCTAGCATCTGTATCTGTTGCACCATAATAATCTACAACAGAGTCATCACCATATACTCTTTTTATTTCTTTAATAATTCTTCTTACATCATGTGTATAGTGGGACCATATAATAGTTTTACCTTCTACATTTTCAAGTATGTTCATTAGTTCAGCAAGCCTACTACAAGGTAAATCTTTTATGGTACCATCATCTGCAGTAAAATGTCCACAAGTAATTTGATGTAGTCTCATTAATTGAGTCATAACCGTAGCTGAAGATTGCATCTTTCCATCTAAAAAAGCTATTGCTTCTTTTTTCATTTGTTCATATACTTTCTTCTGCTCTTTTGTAAGCTCAACATAATGCTTGACATAACTTTTTTCAGGTAAATCTAAACAATCATCTTTTAATATTCTTTTAGAAAAAGGTTTTATCTTATCAGATAACTCACCAAGATTTCTGTAACCCACAACTATCTCTACTTGACGACCATTAACTTGAATTTTTTTACAGATAGAATATCTGGCACGAAATGTGTAGTAAGATTGATGATCTAAAAGCCAAGGGTCAAGAAACTGGCATTGGCTATACAAATCTAATGGAGATTTTGTTACAGGAGAACCTGTAAGTATTCTTCTATATTTACAATGATCACTTAGTTTTAATATGTTTTTAGTTCTGTTAGATGTAGGTGTTTTAATAGTAGTAGACTCATCAATAGCAACCATTGATTTAGGATGTGCAGATAAAAATTTATATGCAAATTCTGAGCCATTACCAGATGAAAAAGACTCTACATTCATAATTAAAATATTTAAATGTGTACCAGGTTTAAATAAAGTATTTAAATGCAATTGTTGTTTTTTTGATTTATCTGATGTTTTCCAAAGTACAATATTTGTTTCTACATGATCTGGTAAATGAACAGGTATTTCAGAGTCAAACCAGTTTTTATACACACCTTTTGGTGCAATTAATAACAATGCGTTAATCAAACCTTTATCATATAATACTGCTGCATTATCTAATAATACTTTTGATTTACCTGTACCCATTTCCATAAAGTACGCAAAATTTTCTTTATCCCAAGATGCGTCTAATGCATCTAATTGATGGCCATAAGGCTTAGTTTTAAATTTGTAGTTCATTTGCTTTTTCTTTCTAATTTGTTATATAATGTACAAAAGGATAAAAGTCAATGAACAAAGTTTATTTAGTACAAGACATTCCTGTCGATAGAGAATCTGGTCAACCAAAATATAATGTAATGGGCGCACAGAAATATGGCGAAATTACGGTTATGCTTCCTGCAAAAGCTCAAATGATTTTTTCACCAGGTCCATTAATTTTTCAAATTAGAGATAAATTAAAAAATTTTACAACCGATGATTACTTATTATTGTCAGGTGATCCTGCTATTATTGGAGTAACATGTTCTGTTGTTTCTGATATGACCAACGGAAAATACAAGTTGTTAAAATGGGACAGGCAAGAAAAAACTTACTATCCACTCGAGATAAATATTTTTCAAAATTAGTATTGACATTTCAATATAACAATCCTATATACCTTTTATGAAAGGAAATATTATGGATATAAATTTAAGAGCAGATGCACCCGATCAATCAGATATTATTGATCCTAAAAAATTATCAGAAGAAGTAGAAAAATTAAAATCTATTCAAGCTAATATAAAATCAAAAGAAGACGAGATAAAAACTTTAAAGGAAGATGAAAAACATTATAGTTGTTTAGTTATTCCAAAGTTAATGGAAGACATGAATTTAAAAAGTTTAAAACTTAAAGATGGTTCTGAACTTACAATTAAACAAATTTATAGTGCCTCAATGAGAGCGGATAAAAAACCGGAGGCGATACAATGGCTTCGAGACAATGGCTTAGGTGATATTGTAAAAAATAATATTACAGTAACATTTGGCCAAGGCGAAGATAACAAGGCTGTCGAATATGCTGGCCTTGCGAGGGAGCGTGGCTATGAACCAACTCAAGACGAGAAGGTTCACCACGCTTCACTCACAGTAGTGATGAAGGATTTCAAAGAAAAAGGTAACGAAATTCCTGCTGATCTATTTAGTACGTTTGATGGAAATCAAACTAAATTAAAAAATAAATAATAACGATTAAATAATAGGAGACATATATGAGTACAGAAAGTACAATCGTAAAAAAAGATAGTGCAGGTGCATTATCTACAATTAACCTAAGAGCTGATTCAGGTAAAGGAACTGAAGAGTTAAGATCGGATGATGTATCAACACCGATTTTAAAAATACTTCATCAGTTATCACCTGAATGTAACTCAAGAAACGCAAAACACGTTGAAGGTGCAAAACCTGGAATGATCTATTCTGGTAGTTTTGGAAATTTAATTGATGGTGAGAAGGGACTAGATATAGTTGTTGCTCATACTCAAACTAGATTTCCGGAATGGCAAGAAAGAGGAGATAGCGCAGCTGCTCCAGTAGGAACTCATTTAGATATACCTACAGATGCCGTCGAAGAAAAGAATGGTAGATACAGATTACCTAATGGTAACTATGTAGAAAAAACAATGTATTTCTATGTAATAGCTATTGTTGGTAAAGAGTTTAGAAAAGCTGTTATTGCCATGAGATCATCTAATTTAACTCCAGGTAGAGAGTTAAACAACTTGATTGCTAACTTGAGAATGGAAGATTCCCAAGGTACATTTCAACCAGCGGCTTACACTGCAGTGTTCAACTTAAAAACAGTTGGCAAAAACTGGGGTGATAAAAGTTGGCATGTGTACAAACCATCATTAGTAAAAATGTTAGATGTATCTACAGGTATGGATGCTGAAGCTTATACTATGGCACAGAATCTACAGAAAGAAGTTTCTAAAGGTTCTGCTAAACCTACTTATGATAAAGTTGAAAACAAAAATACTAAAGACATTATCTAATTCCGTAAAGGAATGTAGCTACGGAGGCGATAAAGGGAGACTGGAGTCGCCTCTAAAAATTAATAGGACAGGATTAAATGCAGGAATATATAAAGTACTTTACAGGCTTAAAGAGAAATTATGGAGTTTGCAAAACAACAGAAGGTTTTGTAGATGCAGAAACAGGTAAAAAAAGATACCCACACGAATGGTCTTCAATACCTGTTACAGAAAAAGATTATTTAGATCACTTATCTGGTGTTAAATCTATTGGTATACAACCATGTACTGATGAAGGTAAAGCTAGATTTGGTGCAATTGATGTAGACAAATATCCAATAGATAGAAAATTTTATTTAAATATTATACAAGAAAAAAAGCTTCCGATCATACCTGTCCTGTCGAAGAGTGGTGGACTACATTTATATGTGTTCACCACTGAGTTTGTAAAAACAAAAGCGATAAGAGATTTTTTAGAACAGGTTTTATTTTTATTTAAACTACCAATCAGTACAGAAATATTTCCAAAGCAAACTTCATTAGGTGAAAATGCAGATGGTGAAAAAACTAACGGTAATTTTATAAACTTACCTTACAATAGTATTTCAAGAAAAGCATTACTTCCAGATGGTGAAGAAATGCAAATTGATATGTTTTTAAAAGTTATTGAAGCTAATGCACAAACAGAAGCACAACTAAAAGATATACAAAAAAGAATTGTTGAAGAAGAAC